GCAACGGTGCTGTTCGTCACAGTAAACGTGGCTGCAACAGTTGTGCCTGCCGCACTAAATAACGTGATTGCGCCAGTTGTCTTGTCAATCGTTACACCTGTTGTGCGGCTTGTTCCTTGGGTAACAACACCGCCAGCTCCTGTGGAATAACCCACGCCAGCTGTACCGGATGACACAAGCGTTCCTGTCGCTGACAGACTTGTGCCTGTGGCCACGCCGATTGCAGGAGTGACTAAGGCTGGGCTTGTAAACGTACCTGTAGAAACCGTTGGGTTTGTAATAATAGGAGTTGCTAAAGTCGGACTTGTTGCAAATACGTTTGCGCCTGTGCCAGTTTCATCAGTCAATGCAGCAGCAAGGTTTGCGCTCGACGGGGTTGCCAAAAATGTTGCCACGTTTGCAGCTAAACCAGAAACGCCAGTGGCAATTGGCAAACCAGTACAATTGGTCAATGTTCCAGAAGTTGGTGTGCCTAGAATCGGTGTCACCAATACCATACTGGTTGATGTGCAAGCAGAGATGTTGCCGCTTGTAACCGTCCCTAAAATCGGTGTGACTAAGGTCGGGCTAGTGTTAAACACCAACAGCCCTGTGCCTGTCTCATCGGTCATTGCTGCCCGTAGATTCGCACTCGTTGGGTTTGCTAAGAATTGCTGGACGTTAACAGCATAGGTAGTCTCAGCGTTGATCTGATACCACGAATTTGTTGGCTGATAAAACCGAATTGATGCGGCTGATCCTGCCGCAAGGAAAGTCACGCCGCCAAAAAGAGCCGACGCACCATTTAACGCAATCGTCAAAGAGGTGATTTCCTGCGTCGATGTAATCAGCACAGTCGTACCATCCGGCACGCCAGTATTCAATGGCAGCGTAATCGTGCCAGTGGCCAACGTACCCGCAGGCTGCAAAAGCATCCATTGATCGTTGCTAACTGGTGTCGGGACGGTGATATTGAAACCAGAGCCTGGCACATACAGGTTTACCGCAAGGGTCGGAGACGCAAAGCTCTGTTGAAAGAATGTCAGCAAACTGCCAATTGACGTTCTGCGAGCATCGCCATTGTTTGGTGAGTAGACAGGTAGCTGATCGCCGCTAGAAATCGGGCTGAGTACAGGCAATTGATTGATGGTTGGCATAGCTGTTCCTTAGTTGTATTCGATTGGACCATCTGGACCAGCGTCCACAGGGTGATACGGTGGTCGAACAAATGGGTTGTCGTACACTCGCCAAGGCTTGTTGCCTGCGCCAGATGGCATTGTGCCAGGCAGCTGCTGCTCCAAAGGGAATGTCGCACGCTGTAGCAAAATGTCGTAACCTTGCTTGGCCACAACCTTAGTCTCAGGCATCACTTGCTTACCGTAACTTGGCGCCAGTCTGATGCCTAGAGAGCAAATAATCGTTTCGTATGCCGAATCAGGCACGTTGGTCTCTTCATCAAGATCACCATCTTGTGGGCTTGATGGGATGGGATAACCCAAGCGAATGCCCTTAGCGTTCCAATCTGCCATCATCGCATCAAGCCTGCGTCTGGCCGTGTCAATTTGCTCTGGCTGCAAGTCAAAGACATAGGATGCAAGCCCGATTTCTTCCAGCGCAGCTGAGATGAATTGCCGCTTGCTATAACCCATGTCAGCCTCCTAGTGCTGTTTCGATGAGTAAACTCAATTTCTTGTCTGACGTTCTGCCATCGAATTTTATGCCAAGCTCGCGAGCTTTGATAGCCATCTCTTCGCGGGTCGGGGCAGACTCTATGATCGGGTCAGCAGCCTCGATGACTTGCTCAACCACAACTGGCTCTCTCACACGCACATTCATTGGCGAGGGGAAATAAACCTTGGTAGCTTTGCGCTCGATTTGAGCCTGCTTCTTGGCTTTCTTCTTGGCAAGACGCACCTCACGCCATTCAGCGCGAGGGGCATTCTTAATAATCGCTGCTGACTTAATCATTTCTTCTTTGCGTCTTTCTTGGCAGGCTTGTTCATGCGGTAAGCCATCGCCACGGCTTGCTTTTGGGGCTTGCCAGCTTTCATTTCTTTCTTGATAGTCTTGGACATCATATCGCCCATCTTCTTACCCATCATAGCGTTCTCCAAAAGAGGGCAAGCCAACATCGCTGCTGGCCTGCTTGGGTTTATTAACTGATTCGATACACAATAAAGGTATCGGCAGCAGTTTTACGCATACGGAAACGTGCAGACGCTCCAGATGTTGCAGCCGTTGCAGCTGACCCAACAATGGTCACGCCTGTGTTGACTGTAATAGTCAAAGCAAACGCAGCCAAAGTTATGACCGAGAAGTCAAACGAATCACCAATCGCCCACTCTGTTGCCAGATCAAGGTTTGTAGCCAATGGCAATTGAATGCTTCGAGTAGTAGTTGGCGTTGCCGTTACGATACCAGTCAAAACATCAGCTGCTGTGGCAATCATTGAAGCACCATCAGCAATGTTCGCTGGCGCACCCTGCGGCTGCCAGTTTCCATTGTTGCTGATCGTAGGTGCTACACCAATAGCGTAGTAAGCACCTGATGCACCAGCCTGAATAATCACGTTGGTGGCATTGGTAAATGCGCCTGACACATAGGTGGCGTTCTCGACCACGGTCAACAGGTCATTTGCTTCAGGGAAGTTAGGGAAACCAACCTCTTGAAACACGCTCGCTGGTGAGTAGGCTTGAACGGCGATTTTCTCGCCTGCTGGCACTGCGACAGTTGCTGTGCCTTGTGCAAAAATAATGTTATAGGACATGATTATTTCCTTTAAGGAGTCTGATTAAACAGCAAGATACCAGACATTTCTGGCTGCTTATTGACCACGCCGAAAAGTGTATCGAGACGATACTTGGTTTTCATTGTGTTCACATCGTATTGCTTCTGCATCACCAACTCGATGCCCTGATCTGTCGAGGCACGCATCACTGCGACACCAGCATCAGAGGGGACAGCGTAACGACCAGGCAGAATCTCAAGAGCATCTTTCTGCCAGAAGCAGTTGATCGGTGCTGTATCAAGGTTCAGACGGGTCATGGTGGCTGTAGCGTTAGGAGTCACGATACAGTTTTGGTACTGCAGTTCAGCGTCCGTTCCACCTTGAGCCGAGATGATCGGTGGTGTAATAACAACGGTGGTTGCATTAACAACTTGGATCACACGGAAAGTCTTGGCGAATCCAGTACCTTGTTTCGTGATGTGATGGACAGCCTCAACGCCACCAATCTCAAACGGTGTACCGACCAACAAGTCTGTACTCGATGTCACGGTGATTGTCTGGAAACGATTATCAACGTTCTGGGTCTCACCAGTTACTGCGGTCTGGGTAGCTTGTGGAACGTAGAAATTGCTTGCACCAACCAAGGTTGACATTGTGGTGTTTGAACCAGTCGCACCAATCAAGCGATTTGCATAGTCAAGTTTGTATGTTTCGAAACCAGCAACCATACCCACGAAACTGCGCTCAAACGCATTGTTTGACTTGTTGCCAGAGAAACTGCGCGACACAGATGCGCCACCAGCACCACCAGCAATGTTGCCTGCCAGACCGTTATAGTCACGGCTCGACAATGCCAGATAGCGATCAAACGCCTGCACACCCTGCTCGTTCATGATGCTGTCGCATAACGCGACGTCATCGTAATCCCCTGCGGCTGTATTGGTTGTAACAACCAGTGAGCCTTGGGCAGCAGCCACGTTCATAATGGCAATGTTGATGTCAGAGGCAAGTTTCTGCTTTGCAGCATCACCTAAACGGCCTTCTTGCAACGCATCACGCAGCTCAAGCGCGTCCAGAATGAAAGGCACAGACTTTTGAAAGCCAAGTGTCGCTGGAACTGAGAGCTGTGTGTAAGCCGTGAAATTACCCGTCTGATCCATACCATCATAGCTTTGAGCAATGTAAGGCTGAGGGCGATAGATAACGTTGTTGGTGCGTTCCATCATCGAGCCATCTGTGTTGTAGATGGACACGTTGCGGGACAATACTAGAGCGTCGTTGAAGCCTTCGAGGATGTCCTCAAATGCAACACGCTCTTCTTTCGAGAATGAGTTACTCATTTTAAATTCCTTTTAAATTATTTGGATGCTGATCGTTTCTGCGCTCTGTACTGAATGACTTTCGTCATATTGCCAGTTCGAGCCGCTTCTTCTCGCAGCCGTTCTAAGGTTGAGTCTATCGCACCAGAGGATCGTCCTGTTCCTGACACGACACGTTCCGGTGCGGGTGCTGCCCTACGATTGGTCACTTTCAATTCCTTCTCCAGTTTCGCAACCGCAAA